GTCACCTGAAGTCGACACTCACAGCCTTTCCCAGCGTACTGAGGACCACATATAGTCCCTGCCATTACTTAGAGGTTTGAAATGTTTTCAGGACAGAAATGCAGTACGCTCAGCCGGCCAAGCTTGCAGACGGTCGGTACTTCCTGAAGGTGACCACTGAGGATGGTGGTCGTGTGATGCACCAGGTGAACGGCCTCAAGCTGACCATCGGGGATGGCGGCGAGGTGAACCTGGTTGTCCCAGGCGACATGACTCTTTTCTCGGAGATTGATGAGCACATCCTGACTCAGGCGAAAGAGTCCAAGGTGAACTGGTTTGGCAAGGAAATTTCGGATGATACCGTGGTGGCTGCCTACCAGAAGAGCGTCAACCCTGAGAATGAGCTGTCGGCGTCGCTCGCGACAATCAAGGGTCAGGTGGTCACGACCGTATATGACACTCAGAAGAACCAGGTGGAGATTGGTTCACTGTCCGGCACCGTGACGGTTGATACCTGGCTCGAGCTGACCGGTCTCGTGTTTACCAAGCGGGCGTTTGAGCCAGTATGGAAGGTGATCCAGGTCCGGATTAAGGGCACCCCCAAGGCCAGGTTTCCCCGGGAATATCTTTTCAAGGATGACCCAGCGGACGAGGATGAGGACGACGTCGACCTGTAAAAAAAGTCGCAGTCCATTATAAATATGGACGGTAAAGGTCTCGCAATTTTGATTCTGCTGGCTCTGATTGCGTTCATGTTGTTGATGCCCCAGCGTAGCGGTTTCGAGGCTGTCGCCCCGGCTTCTCAGGCGCTGGCTCCCACCAGCGGGCCCATGATTTCCCAGGGTGGTTCTATGAACGACGGTCCTTCCGGTCTGATGCCCGGCAGCGCAGTGTCTGACGGTCTGTTTGCATCATTCACCGGCGGCGACGGCGGCTCCTTTAAGATTGGTCAGACGCCGACCGACCCCAACGTGGGCCTGATCCCCAAGGAGGTGGTGACCACTGAGGACTTTGGTCAGTTCAGCCCGGATGCCATTCTGGCCGGCCAGAGCTTCCTGGACCCCCGTGCACAGATTGGTTTCCCCGAGACGCTGGGTGGCAACCTGCGCAACGCCAACCGCGACGTTCGCTCCGAGCCCATCAACCCCCGTGACCCAGTGAGCATCTTCAACCTGTCGACCATCCCCCCGGATACCATGCGTCCCAAGTTTGAGATCCAGAACGAGTACAAGTAAGCGCCTAAAGAAAACATCTATATAAAAAGTAATCATGTCCTCCGAAATTAAAGAGGTTATGACGGAATGGCTCCAGCTCAAGGCTCAGCTCAAGGCGGCCCGGGCTGATATTAGCGTTCTGAACAAACGCGAGAAGGAACTCAAGGTGTTTGTTCAGACCTTTATGAAAGACCAATCGACTGAGGGCGAGAAGGTTGAGGTGAAGATCCAGGACAAGAAGATTTCACTTTCATCTAAAAGCAGCCGTGGCAGTATAACCAGACAAGTAATCATCGAAGGACTTCGGTCGTTCTTTGGTGGGAACGAAACACAAGTCGAAGGCGCCTTCCAGGCTATCCTTGACGCTGCACCCGTAAAGGAAACAGACACTCTCTCAGTAAGAAAATGGGCCTGAACAGTGAGTACCGCGACGATGTCCTGTACGCCGAGGATGCCTTTGAGCCTCAGGATGTTGACGAGCAGGAGGACCATGAGCTCATTCTGGATCCCCAGTCGTGGGAGGATTGGCACAGTGAGGATCTTCTGAATATGTGGATGAGCCTCCGGACCTACCTCCAGGACAGGGGCATGAGCAACACTCTCCTGACGACCGCCAGCTTCAACAACTTTTGCGAGTTTGTCCGTTTTTTCTCTGTGTAGATACTAAATGCCGATTGACATCACTGGTCCCAAGGTTCTTACGCCCGCAGTTCTGTTTGCCCTGCTGACTCCCGGTCTGCTGCTGGCCCTGCCTTCCCTGCGTCTGCTGCCAGGCACTGGCTACTACGGCATCCAGACTGTGGTGGTGCACGCCCTGGTGCTGGCCCTGGTGTACTACCTGCTGGCTCGCTTCGTGCTCCAGGTGTCCCTGAAGCCGGCTGATTTGATTGTGCCGGCTGTGCTGTTTGTGCTGCTGACCCCAGGTGTGCTGCTGACTCTGCCCCCCGGCTCCGCAGGTGTGTTCCGCTCGGCCCAGAGCTCTCTGCCGGCGGTTGGCGTCCACGCGCTGGTGTTTGCCATTGTGTTTGCGACCCTGCGTGGCACTTTCCCCCAGGCGTACTAGGTGCGTACGACACGTCCCCTTATTTTTACCATAAAACATAGATGAAGCACCTGGTCATTGGGCCAGGTGCGATGGCCTACTTTGCTTTTGCGGGTGCGCTCAGTGCATTGAAAGATCTCGGTGCACTCAACGACCTCGAAGACATTTCCGGTTCTTCGGCCGGTTCCATTTTAGCCCTGTTGTACATTCTGACGAAAGGTGACACGTTGCAGGTTATGCAAAGTAGTATAGATGTGCCAGTCGGTAACATCATAAAGCCCGTTATCAAAACGCTCATCAAGTCGTTTGGTCTCGTCGGAACCACAAAGATTCGAAAGATTTTCAAAACATTTGTCAATGAATTCTTGGGAAAAGACGATGTGACGTTTGCCGAACTGTATGCGCACTGGCCAGTCCGGCTTCACGTCGCAGCCTGTTGCATCGAACTGTCGACGACGCACTACTTTTCGGTTGACACGGCGCCGAACATGTCAGTGCTCGACGCCGTGACCATGTCTATATCGGTCCCATTCTTGTTTGCCTCTTTCAAACACGGACCATGGCACTACATTGACGGCGGAACGCTCGAGGAAAGTCCGTGCGGGCCCTTTATCGGGCGAGATTCGGTATGCGTCATTCGTATGAACAAAATGGGCATCGAAACAAATTTAAAAGATCTCAAAACGTACGCGATCCAGATTATCAATTCGGCCATGTACCTTCGGCACAAGTATCCACACTTTCCGACTGTGCTCGTCGAGGCGGACAATATTTTCGATTTCAAAGTGTCGTCTGATGTGAAGATTCGTATGTTCGTACAGGCTTACATATCATGTAAGAACAACCCTCCTCGGTTTGAAACGTGTCGTACTCGTACGCCCGAGCCAGAACCGTGTACAGATCCATCACATCCCTGGCTGGCGTGTGACGCTGTTCCGGACAGCCCACAAACTCCGCCAGATGACACAGACGAGACGACGAGTTTCCTGCGGCCGTGTACGCCTCCCAGAATCGAGGACAACGACACGTCAGAATTCGCTGCGTGCACACACGAGACACTCGGGACCAGTTTGCCAGACGACAACACGTGTTCGGGTAGGCTGTCGGATCCTTTGGAAATATTCCCGTCTTGAGACGCTGGTCCGTCTTGCTCAGAAACTCAACGTCACGGTCGATTGCGTGTCCGAGCCACGTTCCGTCGTCAGCCATCACGTCGCCGAGGAACTTCTCGAGCGCATCCTTGAAGTCCATGATGAGCACTTCCGACTGCCCGAGTTCGGCCGCGTCCAAATACGTCTTGGCCAGTTTCTTTTGGACGTCATCCATCTCACGCACGGATGCGTCCAAAATGATATCCCGGATAATAATCGTCGTCAGCGGACCGTGTGTCACGCGTGCCGCCCGAGAATACACGGGCGTCGAACCCCGACCACGACTCTTCCAACCTTTTTCGACCGTAAAAGTCACTGGCATGTAGCTCATCGAGTGGACAAACCCCTGGTATGTCGACTCAAAGTCGGCGATAATCATCTTTGGTGTTCAGACGTCTCACTTTTTTATAAACGTACAGTACGAATGCCTACCATTCTTCGTTCGGGTTACACGGCCCACCGTCGTGCCATGACGATTCGCGTCCCGGCCAGCCCGAGTCACAAGGCGTACACGCGGTACCAACGCGCTAAATCGGTCCGCGTCGGCTCGACTCGCGTCCGCAACACCGGTTTGCCAGGCAAGGGCCCCAAGACCCTGCCGGCCATGCGTGCCGGTGCGCTGTCCGTCTACGGCTATTCGACCAGTGCGCCCAACACGGTTCGTCACCAGGCGCTGACTCGCGCCGCCCGTGCAAACTCGGCACTTTCGGTGATGCGTCGGTTGGGCCTGGTTGCAACCTATACTCGGCGGACCATTCCGCGCGCGTCCCGCATGTACCTCGCGAACCGCAACTGGGTCAGAAAAAGTCTGATGTAAAGGTAAATGTTGACTGCTCTGGCTGCCGCCACAGGTGTGTTTCTATGGTCGTCCCAGATTGCCCGTAACAATATCAATGTGTCGGTACTGTACTTTTTGTCCGTATTCACTCTGATGATGATGTTCGCGCCATCGAAAGAAATGGCAAGAATTGGTGCTCCTCTTCCTATTTTTAGACCAAGCCCACGACCAATTTTTAGGAATCCTTTCAGACGGAGTAGGCCGACTGGTGATAATTTTCCGACAAAGTAGTAAATG